ACGCCACGTCAGGCTCAGGCCTCAGGCCTCAGGCTCAGGCCTCAGGCCTCAGGCCTCAGGCCTCAGGCCTCAGGCTCAGGCCTCAGGCCTCAGGCCTCAGGCCTCAGGCTCAGGCTCAGGCTCAGGCATCAGGCCTCAGGCCTCAGGCTCAGGCTCAGGCTCAGGCTCAGGCCCCGACGCATGGACGACGTGCTCGAAACCCTCCTCCTCGACGGGCTCGTTGATCAGCTCCATCGTCACGGGGGGCAGCTCCACGCCGTCAGACGGTTGCTGCTGCTTGGTCACGAGCGTCTCCTTCACACGCTCGAGCCAGGCCTCGCGGTCGTCTCCCATCTGCTGGATCAGCGTCGTCTTGCGCTTGTTGTACAGCTCGTCGCGCGACTCTCCCTGCTCGTTGTACTTCTTCATCAGCGTATTGAGCTGCGTCTCCTTGTACTCGACCTCGCCGATCTCCTCGGTCGACGGGTCCCACGGGCACCAGCACCCCACCTCGGCCACAAACACGTTGAACCGATCGTCGATGCGCATGAGCGCCTTTGCGCGGTTTTGGGCCTCGTCGACCGTGTCGTAGCTCCCGCGGATCTTGACGCCCTGGATGGACGTCTTGAACGCGCCGTGCACGCGCCTGAAGTTGTCGTCAATCGTGATGGACTCCTGCTCCTTGAACAGACGGAACTCCGTCTGCATCGTGTCGGCGTCCCAGAGGTGCTCGTGTCGCTGCATCAGCAAGCGAGCCGTCTCCTTGACCGTGTCGTCCTTGCTGCCGAAGACGGTCTCGATCGTCTTGAGCATCTCGTGGATGTCGCGAGAGATCTTGGACATGAACTCGTGCACGCAGAAGACCTCCTTGCACGCGATCGCGTCCTTCGGGGAGACGAACGAGATGCACGCATAGCGCTGACCGCGGACGACGGGGTCCTGGTCCAGGTGGTCGGCGACCTTGCACGGGACCGCGCCATCGACGTCGACGCCGTCGACGCCGACGGCGACGGGAGCACTGGAGGAAGCGGTGGTCGTCGACGTCGTCATCGGACGCGATGCTTCGAATGTCGAATGGGTGATGTAGTACACCACCTACGACGGCTCCCCCTTATATGTTATGGTGATTCGTCGTCCGATAGGAACGCATACACATCCACCGAGGCAGTTGCGGAGGCAGATGCGGAGGCAGTGCGCCGGGGCGCCGGGGCGGTCTTGGGCGACGCCGAGCGCTTAGTCACGCCCGCGGCGGCGATCACCTCGCGCTCGTACGCGCCCCGGTCCGCGCGGTAGGCGAGGACCCGCTGCCATACTTCGCCCGTGCGCGTCACGACGTCGGCGACAAACGCGGGGTCGTACGCCACGCGCGCGGTGCACCTCTTGCGCAGCACCCACCAGTGCACGCGGGCGTGCAGGCCTCCGCCCGCCGTCGCCGCCGTCACCGCCGTCATCGTCGACATCGCGTCGCTCGTCGACTGCACGCCGGCGAGCCACTGCTGGTACTCGGGCGCGCTCAGCTCGATCGGGGCGTACACGAACGAGCTGTCGCTCGCGCCGTTGGCGCGCGTCTCGAGCTCCACGAAGACGCCGCGGCTCGCGGCGTTCGGCGCGTCTGCCCACCCGGGCTCGGTCGGGCCGTCGACCTCGAAGAACTCGCACTCAAAGTAGTCGCACTCCTCCAGGCCGCAGACCTCGAGCTGGATCTGGATCTGGTGGTAGTACTGGAGCGGCACGTTGCCCTCGTCGATGCGGCGGCGCCAGGGGCACTTGATCTCGAGCATGACGCCGAGGTCCGTGATGCCGTCGGGCGACGCGCCGAGGTGGGCCACGCTGGGGTGCTTCAGCAGCCCGAACTCGTACACCGGCACGCCCGCGTTGAACGCCGAGTACAGCGCCTGCGCGACCGGCTCGTACATCACGCCCCACTTGAGCGGCGGCAGCGACGCGTCGAACGCCGTCTGCTCCTCGGGCGCGCCGCACTTCTTCTGGAAGAAGGCGCGCTGGTTGCCAAACTTGGAGCACCCGAGCGCCTGGGCGACGTCGCTGGCCGTGATCAGCCCCTTGCGCGCGGCGTGCCACGCCGGCGTGCGCTGCTCGATGCCGGGCGACAGGAGCAGGCGTTTCACCTTGGCGCGCCACGGCTGGCACCGCGCGATGCGCGCGCGCAGGTCGGCGTCGGTGATGACGTCGCCCGTGACGCTGGACGCGACCCGCAGGAACTCGGCCACGCGCGCCTCGTCGAGCGAGGCGATGCCCCCCAGGGACGTTATCACGCGGTCCAGGACCGACGCGCGGCACTCGAGCGGGACGCGAACGTCCGCCGGCTTCTCCTTTGCGACAGCACCCATCGCAGGCAGTTATAGACTCCTCACGCACGCCAACTGTTTATGTGGCCGCGGCGCGACGACACGTTTTTTTTAATAGCCAAGTTAAGACATGAATACTTTCATCACCCCCGACGCACTCGACGCGCTGCTGCGCCAGAGCGGCGTCCACCGGCCCGCGTCGCAGCGCGCGTACGAGTCGCTGCGGTCCAACGTCAACAAGGCCGCGTGGCAGATCTTCAGCCGCCTACTCGACGTGATTCGCATCTCGACCGAGAGCGGCACCATCCGCCCGTCGCACGTCTACAACCTCATGCGCGTCGTCGCGATGATGGCCATGCCGCTGCGCGACGGCGTGACCTCGAGGCGCATCATGAAGAAGGACCTGTCGCGCATCATGCACGGCGGGGACCCAGTGCTGCCGGGGTCGTACTTCTCACCGTCCAACCCCGTCGACGCCGCGCGGTACACCGCATCGGCGGGCGCGGACTACACGGCCCTCGCGGGCGACCCGGGGTTTGTGCGCGCCGGGATAGACGCGTCGTCCGCGTCCTCCTCGTGCGCACCCACTTTCGGCGGGGGCGCGGGCATCCTGAGCGCGGGGGGCGCGGTCATCCTGAGCGAGGCCGCGGTCAACGCGCTGCTGGCGGAGTATCGCGCGCGCATCACCTCGACGCTGCGGCTGGGCAAGGGGACACGCACCCTCGTCACACGCGTCGTAAGCACAAACCTCGTCGAGCTCATGCGCAAAAACGGCAAAAAGGCGATTTCAACGACGCTGCACTCGTGGAAGCTACTCATTTGATGCCGTGTCGGAGAAGTCGGAGAACTTGACCGCCAGGTTCATGCCCTGCATCTCGCTCATCATCAACGCAAACGCGCGGGGAACGCGCAGGACGTGGACCGACAGCCCCCGGGCACGAACCTCGTCGGCGCTGTGCTGCACGACGAGCCCCGTCTCCGAGTCGAGAAGCACGTCGCACATGTCGTCGCCCCCAGACATGCGGTCGCGCAGGACCGTGGGCGCAGAGTGGCTGATCACGGCGTCCACCTCCATCTGGCCGAAGCGGAAGCCGCCGCCCTTCGGGCGGCCGTGCGTCGGCTGGTTGGTCAGGAAGTCGCGGGGGCCGGTCGTCGACCGCGCGTAAGCCTTCTCCGCGGCCATGTGCTTCAGGCGGTACATGTACGCAACGCCCGACATCACCGTCGCCTCGTACATGCGCCCCGTGCGGCCGCAGACGTACATCTCCTTGCCGCTCTCGTGCAGCCCGTACCGAGCGAGCGCAGCCGCGGCGGGCTCCAGCTTCTCGGAGTGCGACTCGAAGCACTGGCGGACGACGGAGCGGCACCCGCGCGCCGCGGCCGCCTTGCCCATGACCAGCTCCAGGAGCAGCCCCACGGTCATTCGGCTCGGGAGGCTGTGCGGGTTCATGATCAGGTCGGGAGCGATGCCCGTCGCGACGCACACAGGCATGCTCTCGGCGGGCAGCACCAGACCGATCGTCATCTTCTGGCCGTGCATCGAGGCAAACTTGTCGCCGTGCTCGGGGAAGCACGCGCGCTGGACGTGCGCCTCCTCGTTGCCAAACACCGCCTCGACGACACCGGTGTCGCCGCGGGTGCTCACCGCCTGCGGGAACTTGACGCACGTCCCAACGCCGACAACGCCGCCAACGCCGCCAACGCCGCCAACGCCGCCAACGCAGTTGCCCGCGAGCGCAAACACAGGATCGCCGTCCCTCACTGCCTGCCCGGCAGCGACGGCAGCGACGTGGAACGGGTTGCGGTTCACGTACACGTCGTTGTGGTTGGACGCAAACAGTCCGCGCTGGATCGACGCGGCATTGACCACGGCCGAGTCTTCCAGGTTGAAGCCCTCGAAAGACAGGAACGCCACGGTCACGTTGACACCGACCGCGTCGATCGGCGGCGACACGTGCCGCGACCGCGACGTCGGAGGCGACATCGAAGACGACAGGTCCAGCATCGCGTTGGACACAACCATCGGGTGCTGGGCGTACCACAGCTCGTTGGGAGGCCTGCGGACGTACGACGCCCTTGGTCGCGCCATCATCTGCGGCATCGCCTGCTTCACGTTGGCCAGGGCGTAGACGTTGCGGGGACCCTGGTTGTGCCCGATGTTTGGAATCATCGCGCATGGCGCGCTCAGGAACATCTCGGGGCTGTACTCGCTGTACTCGCTGTGCTCGCTGTACTCGCTGTGCTCGCTGTGCTCGCTGCCGCCTGGAGCGCAGGTGACGCCGCCCCGCGCACACGACTCTTCCAGCGCGTCGACCATCGCCCACTCGCCAAAGCGCAGCAGCGGGCGGAGCATGCGTCCGGCGTCCGTGCGAACATGCACCTCGTTGATCGGTGCGCGCTTGTGCGCGACGGACAGGTGCGCACCGGGTGCGGTAGCGGTAGCGTTGTCGTTGTCGGTACCGTTGTCGTTGTCGACCAGCCTCCTCAGCGCGACGACAAGGGACGCCACCGCGTCGCCGCGCACGTGCGCGATGTACGTGCCGTTGACAAAACACTGTGCGTCGGGGTGCGCGTAGGGGGGCGCGTAGGGGGGCGCGTCGACAAAAGAGCGCACCAGTCGCATCGCTCGAAGGGCCATGACGGAGTCGAAGCAGACGCTTATGTCGGCCATGTGTGCGAGGTTGTTGACGATGCCGCACATGGAGGAGTCGGGAGTCTCAACGGGGCAGATGCGCCCGTACGCCAGCGGCTTCACGTTCCTCTGGTCCGTCATGTTGCTCGTGCACGAGGACGAGGCAGACGCCGAGTTGACGCGGCGGGCCTGGGATATTGACGCGATCGAGTTGGCGCGGTCGAGGATCGCCGTGGCGCCGTTGATCGGCCGCAGGCCTCGCATCACCGGCCAGTTGCCAGTCATCATGAGCTTGAGCATGTCGCACGAGTTGCTCGAGGGCCACGGCTTCCCGCCCTTGAACGCGTCCGACAGGACGCGATCCGTAAGGTGCTGCATAAGCTGCCCGGTCGTCAGGACGCGCTGGTGCTCGCAGCTGTCGCGCTCGTCGGGAGCTACGATGCCGGCCATGACGCACGCGAGGCGGCGGCACATGTTGAGCAGCATGCGCCAGCGCAGACTGGCGGACGCCAGTGGGGTCGCGTCGTCGTCCAACGCAAGCGCGACGTCGGTGCGAAACAGGTACGTGTCGACGTAGCTGTCCCACGACGAACGCGCGACGCCCAGCAGCTTGGCAACAGACCTGACCGCGGCTTCGCGCGTCGCACCAGTCGGTCGCACGCCGCCGCCGCCAGAGGCCAGCGGTGTCTTGAACATGCCTGCCAGCGCGGCCACGAGCCGACACCCTTCTGGCGTGCGGTCTGTGACGTCGCACTCCCCCAGCAGCATCTCGATGACGTCGATCGCACTCAGGTCGCATCCCAGCGCAACCAGCAAAACCATCACATCGGGAACGTCGACCGACCTCGCGTCAGCCTTGTTAGAGCCCTCGCCGCCCTCGTCGCCCTCGTCGCCCTCGTCGCCCTCGCCGCC